CAATATATTCGGCCGTCAAGTCTGATTTAATTCTTTTGTTGACGATGTTTCGTGCGATATTTGCAGGCTGTACGAGTACGCCTTTATCGCCAGCTTTTTGCCGTGCGATATAGGCAGCCTCTGCAATCGGTGCTTTTGCTTGTGCTGATTTTTTGATGATGTTCGCACCTGCTAAAACACCCGCGAAACTGATTTTTTTAGCTATGTCAGAGCCAAGCAAAGACATAGCCGCGCCCAATTCTTTTAACCCAGATACTTCAACGCGCGTGCTGTTAGCCATCATTCGCACCCGATACGCACATCAATTCGATTTCACGGTTGCCAAGTTCAATGTGTGCGACTGAAACAATGTTATAGATGATGCCGTTATATTTGACGCGCCACTTTGCATTGATGGACGATAACAATGGATGCGCTCTCACTTTTATTCGCGTGTCCATGATCGCAAGATTCTGATTCGCAGTCATAGCCTCACGCCCTTTGATGGGTTCGATTGATGCCCACACTGTCCCTACTGCAAGCCATGAAACCACAGGCGAGCCCGCGCCGTCTTGAGTCGTTATAGGCTGTTCAATATCTAGCCGTTTGTCCAGCTTGCCAGCTTTCATAGTTGCCACGTTCTCGCTGTGTTTAGCAATGCGTCAACCGACAACGGCACTTCTGCCATCCTGTCAGTCCCCACGGCTTCGCGGTTTTCATAAAGGTGGGCTACGGTCAACAATAGAGCGGTTTTAACGGCTGGACTAAAAGTAGCAGGGGTAACATAACGAACCTTGACCGCGTTGGCAACTTCGGCGGGTGTAGGCCATACGCTCACTGGAATAGCCCAATGCGTAAACGAGTAATCGTCTAAAACATAGTCAGTGCTTTCTATTGTTTGCAATACTAGACTTGTGTCGGTGTACTTGATAGACGTGATAGAGGCCGCGCCTAAAGGTAGTTCAATGCCAGCATCGGGGAATTTGTCCAACGCCAGCTCTAAAGTTTGCGCACCGATACTTCTTTGAGTGTAATGCTCAGCATATTCACGGGCTGCGAGTAAGTAGCCTTCAATCAGTGAGTCGTCAGGATGGGTAGAGCCGCCCAATAAATCTAAACGAAGGTGCTGGCGAATTTCTGCCAGCGGTATAACTGGGCTAGTTACGGGTGTTATGATTTTTGGTGTCATCGTTTACTCGTTTGTATGTTTCGCCTTGTGCCGTGTGTTTGTGTTTGACGCTCTGCACTTATCGACATTGGGCGGGTTGCAATATCGTTGGCAATTCGCCTTGTGTAGTTTGTAGAGCGGCATCTGTTTGTGCCAGAAATAACGCCTACTGCAAAAACAGCTACGCCACCGGTTATGTTAAAACCACCGGGCGCACAATCAATCGTGCGTGCCATCGCAATCGCTGCGTCGTTACCAAACAGTGTAAAGCCGCCAGCCTCCGCACCTAGTACGCGGCCATGAATCAGTGTTGCATCTTTACCTGTTGCACCGAAACTTCCACCGCCAGCATCTAATATATAACTTTTTAATAGTGTCGCATCTACGCCTGTAAATACAAACGCGCCAGCTTCACAATCAAGTACATGGCTTTGGGTAAACGTTGCCTCTTGCCCTATCAGAGTGAAGCTGCCAGCCTCTGCGTTTAGCGCGTAACCTTGTACGATTGATGCAGCTACGCCAGTTAAAACAAACGCGCCAGATTCAGCGTCTAATGTGTGCGCCCCACTTGTCGCTGTGTCGATAATCTCAGTATCAAACCAACCAGCTTTTTGTAACTCTGCATCAAACCAACCATCAGGGCGTAATTCACCATCGAACCAGCCGAGATACGCCACTTTATTTCTCCATTACTGCTAATGATCCGCTAAAGAATGTGGCTGTCGTTGCGCTACATAGAATGTTATGCAGCAAGCAAGTGCCGTTATACAAACGTATGCCGGGCGAACCGATCAATTTAGGTGTGCTCACATTAACCACAGAAGTGCCAATGGTTGAAATGTCCCTGCATATCATCAAACTCACAGCGCCAGTTAATAGTGATGTTTTCAGTGTGATACTTTGGATGCTTCTTACGCCTGTATCACCAGCCTCTAACTGAAACCAAACAATCGTACCGACTACCGCCGTTGCTGGCAATTGCGAACCTGCAATAGCTGAAAGTGTGGCTGTACGTGATGCAACACCTTTCGAGTTGGTGTAAGAAACCGTAATACCTGCATTGGCTGCTGCGTTGGTTAAAGCCGTTGTTACCAATAAAGCAATAGTGCATCCTTCACCGGCTGTCGTACCATCCACATCACGCGCTGGCAGTGTTGGCGTTGTTATCGCCTGTGCTGTGGTTGTCGTGACCACAATGCCAGAATTAACCCAAAGCACATCAAAGAAGTCGTTAGTGTGGTTAACACTTGCCGCCATCTCCAAGGCTGTCAAATAATTACCGCCAGTTGACGCATTGGGTATAGGGACACAACCATAATCACCTGATGTAGTGCCGTCTGTTACGCGCCCGTTAATGCCAGGAGTACCAACCACCCAAGCGCCCGGGTAGCCTGCGTCTTTCGCTGTGCAATACCAGCAACCTGCCACGTCAGTTGCTGTGCTAGTTTTCATAAACGGAATTGATCTGCCGCTATAGTTGCCTAATCCTGAAGCAGGATATTCCGCACCGTTCTGGTCACGATGTACCCAAGAACCGTCTTCACGATAACCCAAGTTTTCGCCCGGCAATAGCACGAACTTCATCAGTTCAACTACGTTAGTGCCATCTGTGTGCGTTACGCCAATTGTGCAATTTGTGCCAGAACTGTTGTTGGTCACATAAATCGCTTTGACGTTACGTTGTGTGGCAGCAGCAGGGCTTGCTACGATAGTTGTTGTCGTTGCAGTTGTAATCAGGGTATTGGTGCGACCCGGTGTAATGGTAGAGCCGCTTACATCTACATAGCTTGTATGTACCTCGATAGTGGATACAGCCGCGCTTGTTGTGAGCCTAACTAAGTCTGATGTGCTTGTGAGTAATAACATTTATGCCACCGTAAACACGCCATTCGTGCCGTCTAAATTCACGGTCAATGTTTCGCCAGCCGCTACAGCTTGTGATGCGCCCTTGTCCCAATAGCCAAATAGTGCATCTACGGTTTGATTCCACAAAATAGCGTAACGATAGGTAAACCCACCGCCTGAACCTGTCCAAGTTGCAGGGCTAGCCAATATCAACTTTTGTACACCGCCTGTCTGTGTTGACGATGTGACAGCGCACGTATTGCCGTTGACTGTGTAGCCGCCGCCTGTTGTTAGCTCTGCTGCACTGGCTTGGTTTGTGTCTGTAGCCGCATCTGGTGCAGTGTTGGACAATATGATGCGCCATGTGTCAGTGCCAATGTTTGCGCTCTCGGTCAACGCTTTTACTGCGTTTTGGTATTTGTTGAATGTTGCCATGATTAGTTTTTACGGTGCAAAGTTTTACGCACTTTCTCAGTTTCGCTTGTTGGCTTTTCTGCAATCTTTTCAATCGTAGGTAAAGGCGTATCAACGTAAACGGCAACTCTTGCAACGTCTACCAAGTGCGCTGCCAGCGTTGTGTCAAGTCGCGCAATATCACCGGGTGAAAATCCACCGATTGCAGAGTTAGCGCCTGAAGCTACGAATTTAATTTTTGTTTGCATATGCTCTTTCAATAAAAAAGCGCCTCAATGAGCGCTTACTGTAAATTCCGTTTTTAGCTTTAAGCTGGCACATAATATGCGCCAAATACCTTTTCTGCGTATGCGTTATAAGCCGATTGCGCCTCTTCAATAGTCAAATAGCGCCCAAGGTCTATTAGTTTTTTATCAACTCGACATTGTGCCCGCCACCGCCCTGGTAAATTCGGCGATTTGCTTTTTACAAAATAGCACCCTTTGATGCCAGTCTTATTATTTTTTAATGCAGTTCTATTCGCGCCGTTTTGTGATTTTGTTGCAGCGCGTAAATTTGAAATTCTGTTATCGCTTGGATTGCGATTGATATGGTCAATATATTCTGGCGGCGTTTCGTTGTAGTACAAAATCCACGCTATCCTATGAGCGCCTATTGTTTTGCCGTTCACTTTTATTTCACGGTAACCTTGGCCATTTATCCCGCCAGCAATAGCGCCTGAAACCCATTTTTTAACACGTTTATCAGTTGTTTTCCTAGTTATAACGCCGCTATCAGCGTTATAAGAAAATCGTGATTTTAATTCCTCAATACTTATCATAATATCCCCTGTAGATAGCCTGATTAAATTATGCGGCACACGTTCAGGAAACGTGCATTCGGGAGCTACCCTAGCCGCATATTGTCATTTTACATCAATTTAACTTGGGGTGAGATCGCCACCACGCACGGCTGCGGGCTTTTCAGTAGCCAAAGCCAAACGACGTTCCGCACGCAAAGTAATCAAGTTTTTGGTGAAGTTGTCGCTGTCAGAGTCAGACATCTCAACGGTTACGCCTTCGCGGTTGTAAACCATGTAGGCCTCAGAGAAGCGGCCAACCTGGAACGTATCCGCTGCCATGCCGATAGCTTGGATAACTGGCAAGCCAAACAAACGAGGCTGGCCACCTTCAGACACACTGTAGAGGGTTTGACCCGCTGCGGTTGTCATCAATTCGATTTCCATGGCTGCCCAATCGGCTGGGTTCAGCACGATAGCGTCGGCTGGGTAACCTGCGGCATACAGTGCAGCCATGGTTTTGCGAATCAAAACAAACTTTTTGAACGTAGAGCCCAAAGCCGCATCAGCAATACCATGCGCGGTGAAGTTGCCGCTGTCGTAAGTGCCGCTGATATTAGGCGCAGTGCCATCACCAACAACCAATTGAACGTCCACTTTTTGGTTCACACCGTAGGCCATACGGGTGTTCACATAAGCTGCGAGAGCAGGCGCATCGGCCGCCAATTGCTTGGATATTTTAATCCAGTGTGCAACGGTTGACACTGGCATATTAACCAGCGACCATGTAAAAGCGGATTCTGCTTTTGCAGCGCCCTCTGCGGCTTCGGCTGCGCTATTGGTGAACGATGCTTCTTTTGTAAACTCGATCGCGTTAGAGCTGGTGGTAGTGCTAGGCAACAAGGCTTCCATGCTGAAAGGCAATGCCGCGCCTGCTACGATGCCTGCGTTGCGCTGTGGTGCGACGTTGGTATCAGAGCCTGTCAAAGTGTTTTTAACCTCAACGCGCAATTTAGCCATGTGGCCGCCTGCAAAATCAGCATAACGTGCGTTTTTGATGAACTGCTCACCCCAAGAAGTGACTTCTTTCTTTTCGGGTTGCGCTGTGGCTTTTTGTTCGACGGCCAGCAAGCGATCAGCAAGCACACGTTGCTCAATGCCGATATTATCCAAAGCTGTCTTTGTATCAGCCGAGGTTTTACCGATAGTTTGAAATTCGCCCTCTGCCTTAGTAGACATAGCGGTAAGTTTTGCCTCGACTTGGTCAAGGGCTTTCATGATTTGTTCAGACATTTTCAATTCCTTAAATAAAAAACCCGCTAAAAAGCGGCATAGATGCAGGGTTTTGCGTAACTTATTGGCACAGTTTTTGAATACGCTCCAAAATCCGCGCCCCGTCCAATGTTTGAGCGTCTTGCAGGGAATCGCTCCCTTTCACAATTGCACGAACACGGGAAACTATCGCCATAGCCTCCCACTTGCCCAGCCCTGCATCGCGCAGTAACCGTTCAATCTCTTTTTCGCTCTTGCACTCAGGCAGCAGAGCTTCAAAATCCATATTTTTCACGCTTGATAGGTCAATCCGCGCCGCGCTATCAGCAGGAAAAACTACAGGCGATATTTCGACCAGTTTTGTCCATTTTTTGATGATGCGCTTGCCGTCTTTTGTCTCACAGTCGCTTTTTTCTAAAAATCCACCGATAGAAAGCCCGTCAATCGTGCCGTGCAACATCGCAGCGCGCACATCCGCCGATGCCGTCATGTTTTGTGTCAATTCACCGCGACAATACAGCCCTTCGCTGTCCTCTTCGGCTGTCCATTTTCCAATTGGCATAGTCCATTCATGGTTGAAAAACATCTTAGGCATACCGTTTTTTTGCAAAGTCTCTGCAAAAGCGCCTTGTAAAATGGTGTCCCCGTATGAATCAAGCCCGTTAAACTTCGAGGCGTAGCCTTCAAACGTCCAACTGTCTGACTTCATTTTTAGGTTTACATCATCAAATTTGAGTGTTTTTTGAATTTGCATTTTTTTGTCCCTTTATTGCGCGATATTTGCGCCTGTACCGCCGCTGGCAGTGGTTTGACCTAGCATCGCCAATGGAACTAGGTTACTTTGTGCGGTTAGAACGTCCGTGCCATCCATAGCAGGCCAGCCTTCAAGTTGTCGTATCTCAGCGCGTGTAATCCACCCATTTTGCGCGCCTTTTGCATACATCTCAGCGCGTTGCATAGGGTTGCCACGTAGTAGAGCATCAAGCGAAAATTCAGCGCTCATAGTCTGTCTTTGCATTGGGGTCATTACACGTTTACGCACGGCCTGTTCGATTGATACCAGCATTGGCCGGATGGTCAATTTATAAAACCCGTCTACAATTTGTTCGATGCCGCTTCCCCATGTGGTCGTGTCGTTATGGTGTATTAAAACAGGCGGCACGTCATACCATCTTGCAATTTCAGAGACTGTGAAATTGCGGGTTTCAAGCAACTGTATGTCTTCTGGTGTCATGGAAAGCTGCGTATAGTTCATAGCGGCCTCTAAAACAAACAACCGCGCCGCGTTCCCCTCTGCCATTCCTGCAAAGCTGTTCAAGACAGCTTGTCGTTGGTCTGGTTTTAAGACTTTGTCAATCGTTAAGACGCCTGTAGGCTTACCGCCGCTGCCAAATACTTTAGCCGCTGCGCTCTGTGCTTTTTGACTTTCGTCAGTAGTTGCACGCATAAATTCGAGCTTTGACAGCCCTACAGTACCGTTGCCTAAGTTTTTCAAGTGCAAAACATTGGATTGGTCATAAACTGCCACATCGCTGCCTATGGTGTAGAGGTAAACCATAGCGCCGCTGTCTAAAACCTTGACTTCCACTTGATCAGCAGGCATTGGCCATAGTGCTATCGCTTCGCCTTTGTTGTTTCGGTCAATACGTGCAAATGCGTTGCCACGTAGGTCGTGATTCATCATCATGGCACGCCAAAACTCAAGTGGAGTCATCCGACTATTGGGTGATTCGTGCAGTATTTCATAGAGGCGGCTATTGCGTGCGAGGGTCTTTTCACCGTCTTTTGTTTCGTAAGCAAAGAATGGCAGGCTGGCAATGGTTGTCGCACGTCTATCTATACACGCCCAAACAGCGCTGATTTGCAATGCCGCGTCAGTGCTTAGGTTTTGGCTGTCTGAAACCAGCGCAATGCTAGGTACAGGCGTTTGTAATCCCGTGTTTTCACCCAATGCACGGCCAAAACCCATCCGCGTCCAAAAGCTAGCCATGTTTAATAAAATACTGGTTGTTTAATAAAATCATCAATATTCCCTGTCGATTCTGGGTTAAGCGACATTAAAGTTATCGCGTTAAAAGTAGCCATAAGTGGGTCGATCTTTGCTGTCCCTGCGGCCTGTTTTGTAATAATCACGGCGTTGCCTCGTGGTTCTACCTTTGCGTTACCTACGCACCAGTTCATCATTGGTTGACCGCCGTGGATTAAAGCGCCCTCAGCAAGTTTTCGCTCTGTCGTTTTAATCGCGCCAGTCATTTTCCAGCCTTGCGATATACCAATGATTTTCTCTTCGGGTAACTCAGCCTCAACGAGTGCTTCTAAAATTCCACCTAGTCCAGCCGGGTCAGCACCGATTTTGTCCAATATGCCAGCGTCCTCACATTGGGCGCATATTGCTGCGACTTCGTTTACATCATCGCCAATGATTTTGACTAATGTCAAATCACCGTCTTTCTCAAAATCTTTAAATCGGCTGGCCTCTGATTTTCTGCGTTCAAGCACTGAAGGATGCGCCCATGCGTGTGTCCATAGTAGCCATTCGCGGGTATCTTTGTCCCTGCCTACTACTGCCAGCCCCAGCAAGTCGTCTAAGCCACCGCCGTCAATTCCAATATCGACAACTTCAGAGCGTTCTAACAACTGTTCTAACGTTAAACCTGCTTCAGTGCCTTGCTGCTCCCAAAAATCAGCACCCGCCCAACGGTCGCTGCGTAGGTTTAATCCTATTTCGACGTTACCGTGTTTAGCCATAAAGCCACGGAAAGATGTGCCGCCTGCTAGGTTCGCTTTCTGGAATTCGCGCTCTAAAAATGCTTGATCGACTGAAAAACCCATGTTTGGGTTCGTCATCCACATATTTTCAAGTTTCAGACATTCGCCTGATGCCACCATATCGTCCGGGTGCTCAAATATCACCGGCAAAAAAGCAGGGTCTATGATTTTCCCGTCACGAACGTTACGCGCATATTCGAGCTTTTGCTTAAATACGCCGGCTGGTGGTTCGTCCGATTGCGTTGTCAGGTAAATGATGAAGCCTTCGGGACGTGAGGCCAGCCCACCGAACGCCTCTCTAAACATATTCTCAGCACTTGAGATTTTGCCAAACAAGTGCAATTCATCCACCAACACGCCCACAGCTTTCAAGCCGCCCACGGTGTTGCTATCAGCAGCAAGCACTTTCATCGTGGCGTTACTTTCCCTATGTGTAATGGTCTTTACGTGGCCTTGCGTGTGTAACAACGCGGTCAATTCCTCATCTTTTGCAACCATGTCACTGGCCGGTGCGAATGAGTTGGTTGCAACTTCGACCGTGGGTGACAAAACCACAAATTGTGCGGATTTTCGCCAGTTCCTAACCAATGCCGTGAGCATAATTGCGCCAGCTATGGTTGACTTGCTGTTCTTTTTGCTAACCAGCACAAAGACTTCTTTTATCAGTCGATTGCCCGTCTCAGAATCGTATGCCCCAAAAATAGCAGCAGCCAAATCAAACACCCACGGCGCACAAGCCTCACCCATCGTAGGACTACCCGGCGCGTCTACAATGCGCAATTCACGCATTACAGCCACAGCCGCCGCCGCTTCTTCAGGGAATATCGGGGGCGGGATGA